TAAAAGAATGCAACTTATATATTTAATATATTATTTAGCGTAATGTTAATCATATATTATTTATCGTTTTATAATATTTAGGAATCAGGATCGGGACAGAATGTCGCATCAGCAGCAGCAGCAGCATCAGCAGCAGCAGCAGCAGCAGCAGCAACAGCAGCAGCAAGACCCGCTGCCGCACCGCATTATTCAATCGGCATTGTCGGAAGGTGCCCTGGCGCAGATGTTCTTTATTTTCAAACATTTGGAACAAAGATGGAGCATAAAAAAACGGAACAACGTGTATATTTTGAAACAAAGGGACGGATTCAAGCTCACTTATACTTCCGCGGGTTTGATGAACCACGCGACGGCGTTTCAAGCGCACGAACTTAAGCAAATTCAATTAATGACGTTTTTGCACAACGCATTGGAAGGCGGATGGAATATTAAGAAACAGTCCAGCACATGCGACACGTCCAACAATTACGTGTTTGCGAAAAAACACAACGGACAGTACAAACTGTACGAAGACGACGAGTATTTGACGCAGTTCATGAAAAACAACCTTAGTTTAGAGTCATAACGCCCGCCCATTCCCATTCACAGTCCCCATATGATTTCATGCACATCAATGTATAAAATCATGAAGTCATGCCCTGCCCTGGCGATTAAGTTTAATTCATTTGTTTTCCCGATTTTTTTTTCTTTAGGCATATTATAACCAACAACAACAAAAATGGGAGGAGGATTGATGCAACTTGTCGCCTATGGCGCCCAAGACGTTTACTTGACCGGCAACCCCCAGATTACTTTCTGGAAGGTGTCCTACAAGCGCCACACCAACTTTGCCATGGAGTCCATTGAGCAGACTTTCAACGGCCAGGCCGACTTCGGTCGCCGTGTCACTTGCACCATTTCCCGCAACGGTGATTTGGCTTACCGCACTTACCTGCAGGTCACTCTCCCCGAGATCAACCAGCAGATGAAGGGCTCCGCTCAGGACGGTGTTTACGCCCGTTGGCTGGACTTCCCCGGTGAGCAGATCGTCTCCCAGGTGGAGGTGGAGATCGGTGGCCAGCGCATTGATCGCCAGTACGGCGACTGGATGCACATCTGGAACCAGCTCACCCTGACCGTGGACCAGCGCCCCGGCTACTTTGCCATGATCGGCAACACCACCCAGCTGACTTACATCACCGACCCCTCTTTTAACGATGTTGACGGTCCTTGCCAGGCCACCGCCCCTCGCCAGGTTTGCGCCCCCCGCAACGCCCTCCCCGAGACCACCCTCTACGTCCCCTTCCAGTTCTGGTACTGCCGCAACCCCGGCCTTGCCCTCCCCCTCATCGCCCTCCAGTACCACGAGGTCAAGATCAACCTCGACATTCGCCCCATTGACGAGTGCTTGTGGGCCGTCGGCTCCCTCCAGTGCGCTTCTTCCGCCAAGGGCGGCAAGGTCGTCACCGCTTACAACCAGTCCCTCGTTGCCGCCTCCCTCTACGTTGACTACGTCTTCTTGGACACCGACGAGCGCAGGCGCATGGCCCAGAACCCCCACGAGTACCTCATCGAGCAGCTCCAGTTCACCGGTGACGAGTCCGTCGGTTCCTCCTCCAACAAGATCAAGCTCAACTTCAACCACCCCGTCAAGGAGCTCATCTGGGTCGTCCAGCCCGACAGCAACGTTGACTACTGCTCCTCCCTGGAGTGCGGTCAGCTCCTCTACAACCTCCTCGGTGCCCAGCCCTTCAACTACACCGACGCCGTGGATGCCCTTCCCAACGCCATCCACGCCTTCGGCGGCAAGGAAGCCACCGCCCTCACCTCCAGCTCCTTCATCAACGACAACATGTTCAACGATGCCGGCGCCGTTGACATGACCGGCCCCGGCTGGTGGAACGGCGCGGTTGACTCCACCGGCAACCCCATTGCCCCCGTTTGGTACTCCGCCCCCAACCTTGCCGGCGACGGCGGTGCCAATGCCCCTTACTACCACAACGTTCAGCAGGCCCCCGGCTTCCTTGAGAACTCCGGCGTCTCCGATGCCGGCGCTTTCGTCCTCGCCGAGACCGCCCTCCTCCTCCACTGCTGGGGCAACAACCCCGTCGTCACCGCCAAGCTCCAGCTTAACGGCCAGGACCGCTTCTCTGAACGTGAAGGCTCCTACTTCGACACCGTCCAGCCATACCAGCACCACACCGCAACCCCCAACACCGGTATCAACGTTTACTCGTTTGCCCTTCGCCCCGAAGAGCACCAACCCAGCGGCAGTTGCAACTTCTCTCGCATTGACAACGCTACTCTCCAGCTTGTTCTCTCCAACGCTACCGTTGAGGGTGTCAAGACTGCCAAGGTTCGCGTCTATGCCACCAACTACAACGTTCTCCGTGTCATGAGCGGCATGGGAGGCCTTGAAGCTACATGCTTGGCACTGATGATGATCGTGCTGGCTGTGAACAAGGGCCGAAAAGCAGTATGCCATGGTAAAGTGAGCTCTTACCTTGGAAAACCATTTATGTCCTCACCATCATCTGCATTGATGATTTGACTAACTGCTAGTGATTCCGACTTGTTGCCGTCGGAGTTGCAACACATCTTGTTGTTCGGGAAACCCCTTAGAGCCTTTTCTACCAAGCTCATCTCCGAAAGGAATGAGTGGCCAAGAGTAATGAACTTGGGTACGGTAATAATGAAAAGGATTGGGCAATCCGCATGCTCACCACCTAAAGACGATAGTAATACGCTAGTCAACGGTGGGGCGTCAGAGACTGAACGGATGTGGGTCGTTAATGAAGGTTTAAGCAACCTGAAACGGCTTAAGATACAGTCCTCCCTCTAGGGAAACTTAGGGGAATAAGAGTGCTTACAGCAATTAAATTGCATGGCGCTTCACAAAATATAAAAATTCATTTCATGTTATTTATTTGATAATATGAACACGAATCAAGGGTGTCAAAGAACCTTTTAACTATAATCAAAGGGTGTAAACGACCACCCTTTCATGTAATCGGTGTTGTAAAATATTAAATAATATGAAAAAAAATTGATTTAATTTGGTTTAAATTATTCGTTATCATACACGATGCCCACAATCCACATGCCTCCTTTCCAACAGTTGGATGCAAGCATTCGTGCAAACCATGCATCATTGTCGGTGGAATATGTTCCAGGACACACAAAACCAATTGGACGTCATTCCAACATCATGAAGAATCCGTTGTGGAAAATAAAAATGGACAATGGATGCACCAAAATCCTAATGCAGTGCGAACCAAATGACACATTGTGCACATTGTGCGAATCATCCTATCAAAAAATCATTGAACATGAACAACTGCACAATGAGTGCAAAAAAATAACTTGGTATAAATTGACGAACGGATACATTTCATCTAGTTGTTTGAATTTGCACATTCATCAGGTCATAACCGATTGTCATGGAAATGGAAAAGGAACATCAACCATTAGCGTGGATCACATAAACCGCGACCCATTGGACAATCGTCTTTGCAACTTGCGCGTTGCCACATTTCATGAGCAACATCAAAATGCAAAGGGAATGATCACGGGCACAAAAAGAGACCGCAAATGGAATGCAAGACAGTTGCCAGATGGGATTGAACAATCCATGTTGCGCAAGTATGTCGTGTATTACTCTGAAATATATGACAAAAAAACTGGAAAGATGCGGGAATTTTTCAAGGTAGAAAAACACCCCAAATTGCAAAAACATTGGATGTCAAGCAAATCATGCAAAGTGACAACCCTTGAAAAACTTGAACAGGCCAACACAGTCGTGGACAATCTGGAAAATGATATTTATCCAAGCGACTCTGAAGACGCCGCCGCAGTTTTGCCCAAATCTATTTACATTTCAGAGTTTAGAAATAAACCGCATCTGGTGTTTGACATGCGCAAAGACGGCAGCGACAAACGATTGTCGTTGAAGATGGTTCTCCCAACCGAATACACTTTGCAGGATGAGTTGGAACGATTCCGAGAGAAAATCATTGCAAAATATGGCGACATTTTGTGATTTCATCATAGATTGAACCAACCGAACATGTTTAGACAGAAGATACCAAATTTTCAATCTCCATTTTTTTGAATGTGTTTTTGTCAAGCTTGTTTTTCAGTTCGGTGTGTTCGCTGATTTTTGCGCGCGTGATTTTCAATTTTGATAATTTTTCGCAGTTCAACTGTTCGCAAAGGGCGATGATGAATCCAATCGCAAGAGTCGCACCAGTGTTCATTATTGTTATTTCTATGTTGTTGGGTGATGTAGCCATCCAGTCATTGATGAACTTTATGATGAGCCCGCAGTCGGGTGTAATCGTTTGGCGAGGTTGGATGACGATGTTGTTCAGGTCGTGTCTGAGCTGGGATTTTAACACATGCAATGTCTCTCTCAAATATTGTGCCTGGTGACGTATCGGAACATCTGAGTCTCCCACCATTGCGTCATACAATGACGAGTATTGGTCCGGTTGATTTGGATTGATTTGATTTCCATTCGGAATGAACTTTGCCATTCTACTATTAAAGTTGTGCAAATGACCCTTTCTATCAATAAAATTGGGGTTGGGTATATAAACTGCTTCCCGGCATTTGAACAATTGTTGAACTTGTTGTTCCAGAACGGCCAACCGTTGTTTTGTTTCGCGCAATTCATTCCTCAATTCATCCACGGCATGGTCGTCTTCCATGAGTGGTGGAGCGCTAGGATGAGGGGGGACGGTCACACGACTACAGTCAAACTCAAACACCATTTTCCCATTTTCAAGTTTCATTCTTCCGTTGCACCCAGTTTCAATCTGCGATAATAAATGGTGTGTCATTGCTGTTTTGCGCATGCATGGGATTGGGTTGTCATTTTATAAATCAATTTTTGCGAATTATTTGAATTTTTTTTCAAGATAATTTGATCACACGTTTTCCATCGGAAGATCCAGATGATTCAGATGATCCAGACGATGCTTCCGCGGGTTTGACTTCTGGTGCGACGTCCAGCATAGACACTGTTGCAGATTCAGAAGCAGTGGGGGGATGCAATTGCTCTTCAATTAATACGGCGGCCTTGGCGCCAGTTGCACTGGTTGGCTGGGTTGGTTGCATTGGCATCATGTGATGTGGCATCATAATTTGTTGTTGCATCGGCATCGGCACCATCATCATGGGTTGTTGCATCATTTGGGGTTGTTGCATCATAGATTGTGGCTGCATCATCATAGATTGTGGCTGCATCATCATAGATTGTGGCTGCATCATGGATTGGTGTGCGTGTAGTGGCGACATGGGTGACGATGGCGTGTAACCCGGCGACGCGGGCGCATAGGTCGGAGATGCTGGTGACAACAATTCGGGAACCGACGCCGCGCCCGCTTCGCTCATGGCTTGTTCGTCCCGAATGTCCTGCACTGCCAGCGCAAAATTGTTGGCATACGGCATGCGCTTCAGCAGGTCAACCACCGCCTCCGCTTTGATGGGCACGCCGTCATTGTAATACAGCATTTGCGCATTCCAGCCGTCGGGATGCTCGGTCGGGTATTTGCCCCCGTGCTGTTGCACGGACCACAGCTGCGTCGGCGTCCCCTTCTCGTCGCGAATCAGCGACTGGTAAATCTCCCCGCCGTTGGCCTCAAAATTAACGAACTGCCAGCCCAGCGACTCCGCTTTTTCTGCCCCCGCCGATTCTTCTGATTCCCCGTCATTGGCGGGTCGCAGCGCGGGGCGGTTGTCCGCCTTGGGCGATGCAGGAACGATCGGGATTTTATTTTTACCAATCGCCGCCTTGTTCTCCTGAATCAGATTGGCCGCGCCGCCCAGGTTCAGCGCGAGAGTGGAAAACGACATGGACGCGATTTGGTCAATGTTGTCCTCTGTCAGCACGCGCATTTGCACGTTCATGGCCTGCAGCTCTTGCATGAGCAGCTTGAACGCGTACGGCACGCGCACCACGCTGAAGCTGCGCCCGAACCGCGTGAGCTTCTCAATGTTGAGCGCCTGATTATCGGCCGACGTCAGCGTGTCGGCAAACTGGATGGGGCCGTCCGCCATCGGGCTCATGAACAGGTTCTGCGCGGGGTTGTAAATGGCAATCATGCCCGTCTTGTTGCACACCGCCATCTGGTAGTCGTCGCCGCGCTCCAGCATGGACTGCCGCAAGAAGTACGCCGCCCCGTGCGCAATGACGCCGTCGCGCTCCATTTCGCCGATGCGCAGGCCGCCGTCGTTGGCGCGCCCCTGCACGGTCTGCCGCGTTAAAACGGTGCGCGGACCGCGCGTGCGGTAGTTGATCTTGTCCTTCACCATGTGCTTGAGTCGCATGTAGTACGTGGGTCCCATGAAAATCTGGCTCTCCATGCGCTCGCCCGTCATGCCGTTGTACAGCAGTTGCGTGCCGCTGTTGTGGTAGCCCAGCTCGGTCAGCATGTTGCCGAACACTCGGTGCTTGGACCCGTGGTTGACGAACGCGGTGCAGTCGCCGAACCCGCCCTGCAGCACGCACGCCTTGCCCATGAGCGTCTCCACCAGCTGTCCGATCGTCATGCGCGTGGGGAGCGCGTGCGGGTTGATAATGAGGTCCGGCCGCGTGCCGTCTTCCGCGAACGGCATGTCCTCTTCCGGTATAATGAGTCCCACCGTCCCCTTTTGCCCGGCGCGCGAGCAGAACTTGTCGCCGATGCCCGGCATGCGCTCCTCGCGAATGCGCACCTTGGCCAGCCGCTTCCCCGACGCTTCGTCCGTGATGAACGTGCGATCCACCACGCCCAGCTGCCCCTTCTTCGGGAACACGCTGTCGTCTTCCATTTGCGGCTCGTCCGCGCTTATAAGCCACTGCTCGGTCACGCGACCGATCACCGCCTTCTTGTCGTCCATTTCCGTATTTTCCGCGATCAAGCCGAAGCGGTCCAACGCGCTGTAGTCGCCGCCGGGTTTCAGGCCGCGCACGGTGGGCTGCGCCTGCACGTTGCAGACGCGCTTGTCGTACGTGCGCTCCTCCTCTTCGCGCGTCTCGTACATGTTGTAGTACGTGGTGCGAAAGAGGCCGCGCTTGAGCGACCCCTCGTTGAACAGGATGGAGTCCTCCACGTTGTAGCCGTTGTAGCACATGATGGCCACGATGGCGTTTTCGCCGTAGGGGTGCTGCTCGTTGTTAATGTACTTCATGTAGCGGCTCTTCACCAGCGGCACTTGCCCGTAATTCAGGACCACGCCCATTTTGTCAATGCGCGACGCAAAATTGGAGGAGTACAGCGACACGGCTTGCTTGCCCTGCGCGCACGAAAAATTGTTGCGCGACGACGGGTTGTTTTCCGGAAACACGATTTGGTTGCCCATGACGCCGAAGATGAGCGAGGGGTGGATTTCCACGTGCGTGGTTTTCCCGGGCACCACGTTGCGCGGGAACATGGCCACAAACGCGCTCTCGGACTCGTTCGTGTCCAGGTACTCCACGATGGCCCGGCTGGCGACAAGCGCGCTGAAATCGGTTGCCCCCGCATACAGTTCGCCAATGCGATACACGCGACACGGGTCCAACACGGGCACGCTCTTTTTAGCGAATCCGGTGATGAGCTGGGACCACGTGTAGTTGCCGCCCTTGATGGTTTCAATGGCTTCGCGGCTGGCGTAGCTGGGACGGCGCGCATCTTCGTCGTAGTAGAACACGGGGCGGCACAGGCGCCCGCCGTCCGTGAAGAACTGCAGCTCGTTGTGCGCAATGTCCCAGCGCCCGCTCGTGTAAATCGGAATGAGCGCATTGCGCCGGTGCAGAAGGAAGAGCCGCACGACTTCGCGCGGATTGCCGAGCGCGCCCACCCACGCCCCGTTCACAAACACCTTGGTCAGCTGGTGCAAGTACGTCGGGCTGCACTCTTCCAGCAGTTTCATGGTGGCCAGCTCGCGCAGCCACTGAATGATCGGCAGCGCGGAGCACGGTTGCGTGACATACGCCGAAATCGCGAGATGCTTTTGCAGCCCGATGTTGCCGCCGTCGGGGCTGTCGGCGGGGTCAATGATGCCCCACTGCGACCCGTGCAGCTGGCGCGGGCCCGACACTTTAGCGCTGGCGTCCATCGGCAGGTTCATTTTGCGCAGGTGCGATATGAACGAGTTGTACGACAGGCGGTTCAGGTCTTGCACGATGCCCTCCACTTCGGTGCCGTCGGTGGCGCCAACGGTGCCCTTGTACAGCTTGGACTTGTCGTCCGTTTGGACCGTGGCCGCCCACTTGCCCTTGAACGATTTTTTAAACCCCGCTTCAACGAGCCGCTCGCCGAAGATTTCGTTGTAGTTGTCGGCGGTGACGACCTGCATGATTTGCGTGCCGACGAACTCGTTGCGGTCGCGCCCGTATTTGATTTTCTTGTCCAGCTTCAGGCGCACGTTGTCCACGTGCGCGTTGTAGTACGTGCGAAACAGGTTGTACATGAGCGAGCCCGGCACCTCCACGCGCTTGAACTTGAAGCTGTCGCGGTCGGTGGGACGCTCCGCGTTGATTGAAACTAGCAGCAGCTTGTGCACCATATATCCCAGAAAGTACGCCTTGGCTCCGAAATTCAGTTCGCCGATTTGCGGCAGGAAGTAGTTCATGAGAATGTTCTGCACCTGCGCCACCGTTTTCTCCTTGGTGAAGGTGGCGATGAATTTGAGGGCGGCGGCTTGCGTGAACACCTCGCACGCGTCGTGCACGCACGGAATGAACAAGTCCACCATGGCGTCATTCGCTTCCAGATTCAGCAAACAGCGTTCCACGATGTCGCGGTCGCTGATGATACCCAGCGCGCGCATGACGATGAACAGCGGCATCGGTTTCTTCACGTTCGGAATGTCCACCACGATTTGCCGATTGGAGTATTTGGCATCGGGCGCCACCATCTTGACCGCCATTTTGCGCTCGGGCTTGGAGGGGTCCTCCGACACGGTGCGCACTTCGGCGCTGTAACTGTACACCGCGTCGGGGTCGTCCGCGTTGGAGCGGATGTAAATCATGTTGTCGGCGAACTTCTCCTGCGACACGATGCACTTTTCCTTGCCGTCCACGATGAAGTAGCCGCCGTAGTCGTTGCGGCACTCGCCGGCGTAAAACCGCGCTTCCGGCGTCATGCCGTGCAAAATGCACGCGTTGGACTGCAGCATGATCGGGAACCGACCCAGGCTCAGCTGCTTCAATTCTAAGCGCTCGTTCAACACGGTGTTTTGCACGGGGTCAAACACGCGATACACCACGTCCACGTCGCAGTGGATGGTCATGCCGTACGTCATGTTGCGCAGGCGCGCCTCGTTCGGGTACATGAAGTGCGCGCTTATTTTTTCTTTATCTGACCCGGGTTCAGCCGCGGTGGCAACGTCGTCGTAAATAATTGGCTTGCTAAATGAAATGCGGTCTCCCTGGACGCCGCCCAAATAAATTTCAATCACGGAATTGAATTTCCCGGTCTCCCGGTTCTCGTCCTTCTCCAGAATAATGGGATTCCGGTCCTTCACAATGCGCGCAATGCCGTTGCTCAGAAAATCGTTGTAGGACTCCAAATGGTGGCGCACCAGCACGTTGGGGTTGTCCTTGAAGTAGCGGTCAATAATGCTCCACGACAGCGTTTCTTCCGCGTTCTTCAGCGCATCCGCGATCAGCTCGTTCTCGTCGTTGGATCGGGGTCTTGTTGCCGTGGTTGCTGCTGCTGCTGCTGCTGCTTGTGCCATTGCTCGGTCTGTATCGTTTATCTACTATTTGTGTTTATTATTTGTTCTATGAATAAACACAAAATCAAACTAAAAGGAATCTTTTCTCCAAATCCTCTTCCTCAAACCCCTCGCGCATGGACGGACCGGGTGGAAACATGGGGCCAAAACTGTCAAAGTCGCTGGGATTCGCCAGAACCGGTCGCTCAATCGGCAGCATCTGCTTAACCCGACCCGAGCGAGTCAATTGGGACGACGCCAACATCATGAGCCCGATCAGAACGAAAAACAGCACCAGCGGGAACACGACCAAGAACCAAGAAATGGACGCGTATCCCGTGCGACACATCAACTGCAGGATCCATGTCCAAAACAGGATGTAGATGGCCTCGCTAAAGATGACTGCGGCGGTGCTGGGCACGTAGCACGACAAATCGCCCATGCAGTACATGTTGCTCAGTCCCATGTTTTGGTACGCGATGGCGACGAGCGCCACGACGGAAATGGCTAAATACGCCATGGCGGGTTTGCACAAGTGGCGAAAATCGCCCGAAATGCGACGAATCAGCGACATGATTGGTTGGAATTTACGAGTTATAACGTAATCTATGTTGTAATATATTGCAATATTTAATTTTTTCGCATGCATTAACGCCGCCTTGGCGCCACTTTCTGCAGGTTTGCGCCCATGTTCACGCCCATGTTCGCGCCCATGTTAGCCATTTGCGGCCCAACGGAAATGCGATTCACCCCACTGTTCTTCACGATGTCGTATTCATCAAACTGCAGATCGTTCGGGTTTTGCGGCGTGTCAAACGACGTCACGTTGATGTATTCGTCCTTGAAGTGGTACTTCAAGTTTCGGATGGTTGCGTACGAGTCGGCGCACGTGCGATACATGGCGGCCGACGTCTCCTTCTTGTTGATCATTTTAATGAGCCCGTCCACGAACTGCAGGATGAACCGGTGCCCGCTCGGGAAAAAATTGCTGCGGTCAATGTAGATCCGCGCGTCAATCACGCGCTGGTTGAAGCAGTTGTCCTCGCTGCCCCACGCCCAGAAGTTGGGGTAGCCGCCCGTGCGTTCAAAATCCCCCGCCTTAATGGACACGATGCCCCCCAATGCGAACGGGTATCCGAAAAAGTGCTTGAGCACCCCGGGACGCGTGTCGTACTTCAGCAGCCCCTTGGTGTAAGGCAGGTTGTCCACGTCGTGAAACACCAGCGTGATGTTCCGGTATTCGTTGGGATACAAGGACCGAATGGCCAAGAACCCGATGTTTTTCATGGCGCCGCGATTAAACGGGCGGTTGTCGCACTGATGCACGAAATAAATCCGGTATTTTTCGGGCGCAATGTCCTCCATAAGAAACTTCATGTACACCGTAAAAAACATTTTGTGCTCTTCGCGATTGCGATACGGCACGATGAACACCAGTTCTGGAACGGGTTCAACTCGTGGCATTTGCACGACACTGGATTGCATGGATTGCATGATGGATTCGGGTATGGTTATGGGGTATGGTTTCGCCTAAATTCCGTCTGCATTTTTTTTCTAAGATGTAACCGAATACTTTTGAAGGATGGTTGGCGGAATGAGCTGCAACTTGACGGATTCCAGTTTCTTAAAGCACTTGTTGATCGTGACTTCGCTGATTTGGCTGATGCGGTTCACGTCCTTCTTGGTGATGTTCAAGTTGCACATTTGCGTGACAAAGTAGATGATGCCGGCGGCAATGGCGTGCGGCGTGTTTTCGGGGATCATGTTGTTCTGTTCAATGCGCATGGCCACGAACATGCACAGCTTGGTGAGCTCGGGGTTAATGTTCAGCGGACTGCAGTACCGTTCAATAAACGCCCGCGGCTTTGTTTTCTCAAAACTCGTTTTTTCGGAATTGTCCAGATCGTGCTCCAGTTCATTGATGATCGCCAGCGCATTTTTGCAGCCCTTTGTGGCGCTCTTGTTGTCCAACCGGAAGATGGTGGCAATCTCTTTCGGGGTGCGCGGGCACCCGTGCGTGCGGCACGAAATGTAAATGGACGCCGAAATGATCCCGTCCCGGTTCTCTCCGCGGAACGTTTTGTGCTCCGCTATTTTTTTGTGGTAGCGCAGCGCGCAGTCAATGATCATTTTCGGAATGCCGGCATTGGACGCCGTGTTTTTGATGCGCTCAAATTCATCATAGAGCGATTTTTCGGCGTAGGGCATGGATTGCCATTCCGTGTATCGCCGGATTTTTCGCATTTCATAACTGGTCGCTCCCTCGCACAGCACCTTGCACCCGTAGGACGATTCCTTCAACAGCGGGTTCACCGGCATGCCGCACCGGGTGGGATCCGTCATTTGGTTGTCGTCGGCGCCATAAAACCGCCACTCCGCCGACTGATCCAGCACGTCCTTGTAAATGATACTGCAGCGCGCATTCGTGCACGTGGCAAATCCGTCCTCCGTTATCACAATGTTGGAATTACACGCGTCGCACCGTTCGCGGTTGCCAGACGTGTACACGCACTCCACCGCCGCCGCCGCAGTGGCATCCTCTTCTTCGGTGATGAATGCCGACTCCAGCTTTTTCCACAAGTCCGTTTTGATTTTGGTTTTGCAGGGTCCATTCGCCGATCTATTTTTGTGCGTCTTGCTGCTGCCGCTTAGCAACATTTTCTGCGTGCGCGTATAAATAAGCTTCCAACTACCTCTTATTCGTGGCGCAGTGTTTAATTCAATTTTTACCAATATGAATATTATGTAATTCGTATGCCTCCCCCAATACACCAATTTTAAAATGTGCATAAAATGCATACTTGATACTTGCGTCTACGCGAATGACTCCCCCGCAGCTTCGGATTCCGGTGTATCATGACCCCAGCATTGGAACTCGTGGGCAAGGCTATAATTTAGGAGACATTCTGAACATGCCGGTGTATTGGGCCGACTGGACGCCGTTTGAGTCTCACCACGATTTGTCGGTGGTTGCATCGCAGCTGCCGGACTCCGTTGCGGGACGGTACTACAACTGCCGG